ATGATTTACATCAGCCCCTCTCCCACAACCATAGTCTAGGACTGGCCCTTGTATGTCGGTGTTGTTATATAACCAGCGTGAAGGAGAACTCGGCTTGCTGCGCTGACCCGCAGTTCTGTGATATTGTGTAGTAGAGTGTCGTTTCATGCGCCTATTATACCATAATCTGAGCCTCAGTCAACACAAAAACGAAATTTATCGAAAAGAGTTAGGGGCCTCTCTATATACTTTAGAGGTAAATCATGCAAGATGTTTTCAGACCATATTCATTAGTTGTTAGAGGTGACGATACCGATGCCTCCTCTATTACGTTAGTAGATTCAGCAGGCACAGCCCTAAAGTGTAATTATATATCAATCCAGGCGTCTGGTGAAGATGGAGGGTTTTATAGAGCAGCTATAGACGTTACAGGCTTAACAACTCCCCTAGCCTCATGGCCCACAGTGGATGGGGCAATCGACGTTACCACAAGCGCTGCCCCTTGCCAATTTGCAAGCACGGCTAATGGGGCTGTAGACTTTGTTTTGCTTCCTACGGATGTTGCGAGTGCGGTAAACATACGCCAACAGCAAGCTGATGATACCATATATTTTATATCCTATGGGTACGTAAAAGGTCCTACCAACCCCAACAGAAATGAAGACTATCCTTCTGGATCATAATAAATGCTCTTCGCAAGATTTAAGCCAGGGAAAGAAATACGCCCAAGATTTAGTCCTGTAGCTCTCCAAAGAGCCAGCGGAAACGCTACTCAATCTTCTTTAGTATTTTATGAAAGCAAAACAAAATACGCAGTATTTACTTTTAAAAGAGGAGGAAGCCGCAACAATGGGTACCGCGCTACACTCTATGCGACTGGAAGCAATAGGTTTAACTTTAAACTATTTAATGCAGATGGTTCGGTAGTTTCACAAAAAACGGTTACAACTGGAATGGTTAATATGCCTGCGGGAATTGCAGGGAACGCTAAGTTAGGCCCTCTCCTCAATTGTACGGTTGTGGGGACTTTTTCCACCGCGCCCACTCTATCAGGAGGGACAGCATTCGCAAATGCTTCTCGTTTTGGTAGAGGAAGAGGATAAACTTACGCACTTCCCTCAATGAGTTGCCAGTCATCAGGAGGCAGAGAATCCTCCTCACTATCCTCTGGTCGTTGCTCTAGATGCCGATTCATTCCGAGCAGGGCGTATCCCACAATATCTCGATAGGGATTCTCATCAAAAGCACTAGGATCGTTTGCCAACCTAAAAAGTTTATCAAGGATCCTAGCAATAGTAAGGAGATCGTCATATTGATTGAGGTCGATGCCTTCTGGGAACATCTGGCGTAAGCACTCACCACTCCTACCAAAAGAATCGCCATAAGCCCGTTGCTTATCGTGTACAAGATCTCCAACTGCGTCACCTAACTGTGAAAAAATGTTATTCGTCATATTTTAATTTCTCTTCTAATTCATCTATTTTGTTGAGGAACGCTCTGCGATCCATATAATTTACTAAAGCCATAGCCACTATCTGTCTTGAAGAAATAGATCCAGCCACTAGATTGGCATACATCTCTACTTCATCTAAGTAATTACGCAAATCCAAAGGTAACTCTTTTACCCTCAGCATCTTACAAGCACAATCATGAATAAATGCTTGAACAGCCATCAAAACCACATAGGGATGGGTTCCCCTAACTCCTCTGAAACTTTAAAAAGCTCATCGTAGATATTCATCACTTTTTGTGCGGAATCTCTGTACTCCCCCTCACTTGCAATATGCTTATTATACTTCGTTGTATGAGCCGCAAACGTGCGGTCGTACTTCTTTTTTAGTTCATCTCTTTCTTGTTGTAGGTTTTTCATTTTTTTAAAGTATAGTTAAAGGGGTTGGTCCGTTAAAACGGGAAGACCACCTCCGTAGGAGAAAGTTCCTGGAGGAGTTCCTTGGTTAATGTGGTCGTATGCTGTCCTTTCTACATCTATAATTAGCACAACGCGAGTTTCATCACTTCTATTATGACATGAATGCCATACTGTATCATCAAAAGAAAAACATTGTCCCCGATCCCACCGTTTAATAATATCACCAACTATTAAAGCAGCGCGGTCTTGTTGTTTTGGAATTATTAAAGGTAATTGAAATCTTACCACCGAATTAGTAAAGCCTGTATGGGGAAGAATTTCAGTTGAAGGTTTCATTACGGAGAAACTTGCACTCGATAGTCCTGGGATGTCTTTCAGCAGTTTCCAGGTCTTAGGACAGGCTTTACAATTCCTTTCAACCTTTTCATGAAAGAACATAAACGGAAAAACCTCCCAATCTCCATTATACATATCCTCCTCAACATAAGGAAGGAAACCTGAGAGGCTTTTTGCTGCCTCTTTAACGGCAGAAAGCTCTACCTCTCCTGCATACACATCCTCTTCGCTATGAGTGAAGTGGCTTGAGACCCTATCATATTCCTCAAGTATATCTTCCCAATGACGTTCTAGACTCCTAACAAACGGAAAGCACGACGTTTCATAAAACATGGTACCTTATTATAGTCCCCCACCTATTTCTTTTGTAGCTCTTCTCGTTTCTTCTGCAACTTCATCGTAGTGATCCTCCTCCAAATAAGCCAAGAGTTCAGTATAAGCAGACAAGCGGCCCTTTGCGTACTCTTGCAAGGATGTGCCTCCATCCGTTCTATACTCCGAATTAAGAATTCTTAACCAGCGCTCTTGCTGCTCTCGTAGATATATGATTAGCTCACTCATCTTTTTTAAAATCTAAAAGCAGAACAACACGATCTACGTCACTATGATTATAGGCATAGTGTTCTAAAGTATCGTCAAATACTAAGGTTTTTCCCTCGGCCCATCGTCTAGGCTCATCACCCACTACTAGAAGGCAACGAGAAGGAGTGTAAAGCCCAAGGTGACAACGCAGGACTTCTTTTGTGAAACCAGTATGAGGGTGAATATCCGTATCATGTCGCAGGATAGAGAAGGCAACGTTAACCAAGTTAGGAATTCCTTTCACAAGATCCCATGTCTTTGGACAACGCTTTTGGTTCTCTTTAAACTCTCTATCAAAAAATCTAAATGGGAATACATCCCACTCCCCTCTGTACAAATCTTCTTCCTGATAAGGAATAGATGCGTTTGAAATACTATCATATTCCTCACGAATACTCTTCCAATTATCCTCCAAAGCTAAGACAGAGGGGAAGCGGGACGCTTCTAAGAACATTACTTAGTTGGTTTTGCGGGACGCCTAGCTGGCTTTGCGGGACGCTGACGCTTACCCTTCTTGCCTTCTTTAGCTTCCTTAACCCATAAACCTCGTCCTGTGTCACCTTTAGAGCCCATGCGCTTCATATGCTGCTGCATGAGTCCTCCTCGCTGCGTTGTGCTTCTACGAGCACTCTCAAAGCCGCAGCACTCCGAAGAGCACGAGGTAAAGGCAACTACTGCAGCCGCAACAATAGCGGCCCACATAAGGTTTTTTTCAGTTAAATATTTTTTCATATCAATTCTCCTTGATCTGTGTAGTTTCTACACCTGCTTTATTTAGCAGAGCTAACCCACTTTCATCTCTGTATTTTTCAAAATAAACTACCCTTTTTATCCCTGATTGAATCATTAACTTAGAACACTCATAACAAGGACTACAAGTAATATATACTGTTGCGTCTTTGGATGAATTAGTAGAGCAAGCAAGTTTAGTGATTGCATTGGACTCTGCGTGAAGCACTTCTGGCTTGGTGTAGTAGTGGTCAACATGGTCAACATATTCACAATTATTATCAAAACCCCTAGGAGTTCCATTAATGCCCTCTGCTATAATATGCGTATCTTTGACGATTAAACATCCAACCTTTCTCCTCTGCGCGTGTGAAAGAGTAGACAACTCTTGCGCCATACGCATATAAGTTTTATCTAACTTACTCTGTTTCATTACGCTTCCAACTTATAGTAATAACCATACTTCTCATCAGCCCACAGAAGACTGAGGGCTGGGTACCTTTCTTTTACGTTAGTAGGAGTTAAATCATCCTGAATATGAATTTCGGCATCATTTCCTCCTACTGACCCTTGTGGATAATTAAAAGGAACCGCAACCAAACAATTTTTAGACGCAGCGACTAAGTCTTGAGCGTCCAATACCGTCAAATGTTCTAAGACATCTCCAAAAATAATAAAATCATAAGAAGCTACATCAAAATTACGGACATCTTGTATAAATACTGTTTGATACCTCTCTCTCAGAGAGAACTGAGTAACATACGGTTCAAAAATCTCCACACAATCTAAATGATACCCATGTGGAGCTAGTAACTCGACATACCATCCTGCTCCAGGGCCTACATCTAATATCTTAGCATTAATAGGAACGTTCGCTAAGATAAACCCTTGTGCGAATTCCTTACCTTCTGAGTACGAATAAGGCATTTTCTTAATGGTACTCCCGTCAGGACTCGAACCTGAAATCTACGGATTAGAAGTCCGTTGCATTATCCAATTATGCTACGGGAGCCTAATCCCCCCTCTCTATCCTATAACTATCATCTTCAAAGTGTTCAGTTGAGAACTCAAACAACTCACTATCTTCCAATGCAATCATTTGATGGATTAGTCCTCTGTATATTTCAAAGCTATCCCCTGGAGTTAGTAGTCTTTCTTTAATTCCTGTCTCTATCGGGAACGACCCATAACGCAAGAGCATCTTACCCGACTGCAAATAAAAGGTTTCGTGCTTCTTCTCATGATAATGAAGTGAGCATTTCTTCCCCTCTTTAAAGAATAAGAGCTTTCCGCAATACTGTTCGTCGTTGTGGATCCACAATTCATATCCCCACCCTTTAGGGTAATACTTAGGTTTCATCGTTTAATTTCTACTGTAGTGGTAAGATGGATGGGACTCGAACCCATACTGAACAGATTTTAAGTCTGATGCCTCTGCCGATTGGGCTACCATCCCATATATAATATGCAGCCTATTTCTATTGCGAAAAAGGTGACTGCGCACTACTTTTTAGGTGCGATCTTTCTCTTCTTATCTACTTTAATATCGTCAGGATGCGCGAAGATAGTATTCTTCAATGCTCTTCGGATTCCGCGCTCCATGTCGATAGGAAAATCATCCTTCTTCGTCATCAGTGTCATCCTCCGAACTATCCTCTTCCTCTTCCAGACCCAAAAGCTCTTTAAGCTCAGTAACCGCTTCTTGCATCGCCTCTTCTTGAGAGAGCATATCTGCTAATTGGCCCTCCATTTGGTTAATTGCTGCCTTGAGAGGCCCTATGTTTTTCTCACAACCTTCAAGAAGTTGTGAGAGGTATTTTTCAGTTGTTTCATCCATAATAATTTCCTTTTTTTATGTTGGTAGACCAGATTGGACTTGAACCAATGACTACAGCCTTATAAGGACTGCGCTCTAACCGACTGAGCTACTGGTCCTCTGCATACATTATAGGCGCGGCTCCTAGTTTTATAGAGAAGATGATTGATATTTTTTTGTACCCACAATCTGCATCTCGTTGTCTATAATTCTGGGCTTGTAGAGGGCATCTTCTCCCTGCTTGGGGATCTGTTTGTTTAAAATCGCATCTGCTACTTTTATAGAAACATTATTCTTAATGAAGCGAGCGATATTCCTAGCCCCATACTCAGCCGAGTAACCGCCCTCCACAACAAAATTCAAAAGAGGATCAGTGATTTGCAAAGGGAGCTTCTCTAATTGAAGCCTAGCGATCTCCTTAACATCCTCTTTTCTCAATGAATTAAAGTATATGATTTCATCAAGTCTATTTAAAAACTCTGGGCTAAAGTTCTTCTTTAAAGAAGTCTCTATAACCTCCCTCGCAACAGCCTTCGTAGGCTCTCCCGCAGCAGTTCGCCCAAACCCCATAGGATTTCTCTTAATCTCAGAGATACCTTGGTTAGAGGTGAAAATAAAGATAGATTCACTAAAGTCTAGGATGTTCCCTAAATTATCAGTACATGTCCCATCATCCAAAAGGGATAACAGGAAATCATAAAGTTTGTGATGTCCCTTCTCGATTTCATCAAAAAGAAAGACCCAACGATTAGACTCTTCTGCCTTCTCACCTAACAAACTCTTCTCTGAGTGTCCTACGTACCCTGGAGGGGCTCCGATTAACTTAGCATACTCATGGGCGTTAGCATACTCAGAACAATTTATTTTATAGAAATTCCCACTGTACTGCTCTCCTAACAATTTCCCCAACTGGCTCTTGCCTACGCCTGTAGGGCCAACAAAGAGGAACGCTGAATGCTGCGACAGGCCCGAAGCTAAGAGCTTCAAGGAGCGCACAAGAGCTTCAATCGAATGCTGCTGTCCCACAATATTATCACACAGATGTTCCTCTAGGGATTTGATATCTTCTATAGAGGATAGCTGAATAGGAACAGGCGTACCAGCCTCCGCAGCAACACCATGCAAATGACGTAGAACTGCTCCATCCACTCCCTTAAAGAAGGTATCAGCATTCAAATCATTACAAATAAACTCTAAAGCGAAAGGAGGATATACTCCCACAATAGACTGATACGCCGAGTCTAATACGTCCGCAGACTCTTCTAAATCATTAGGTAGAGAATCGAGAAACTTTTTAGAATCTTGTAGGAATTGTCCCACGATAAACTGTTTATACTCTTCAACACTTACAGGAGATGCAGCCTTTTCAATCTTAGTGCGGATTTTATGATACAAGTCTCTCTCTTCTTCTAAGGGAAACCCCTTTACGAAGAGCACCAGACTTAATTCATCACAAACCACCTTGTAGGTGTTTTTAGCTTTTTTAGTCATTACTCAAAGTGTCGAGTTCAGAAAAAACGGACGCAGGGGAATGGGCCGAGCCTTTTGTTTTTTCACTAGTGGACTCTTCCATTTTAATCATCAATCCAATAATTTTAACCACATTATTCTTAGACGCTTGGGCAACCTTTAAGCAGTCTACCATTAAATTTTTTGCGGCTGCGTCTTGTGGGTTTTCGTCTACCATCTGACGAAAAAATCTATGAGTATCCAAGGCTAAAGACCTGTCTTCATTAGACTCATCAATCAGCTTTTTTGCAATTTTCTGTAACCTTGTGCCCCCTAACGGGTTATTTTTTGGGATATAAGTTGTAACCATTATTACCCTCCTTATTAATATCTAGGGAAGAAGCTAGAAGACTTTGAGTAAAGTATTCACACATTCGCAACAATCCCGCATAAGTTACGACAAATGGGAAAGGGAACCCCTCCACTTCAAAATTTGGGTCCACTACTTTCTAATCTCCACATGAGCTAAATGAACGTCACGCAGGTCGATCCCCTTAGGAAACTCCACATTTACGCTTGCATCCCTGAGAGCCTTAACTAAGTCCAGTCCCTCTGGCACATCCATTTTTAATTCTAATTTAACAACGAGAATTTTATCCTCTGTATTTGCAGCCTTCGTCTTGGCTGTAAACTTCATAGGTATCTTTTCCTGTTTTTCTCCCCAAATCCAACTCATCATATAGTTCCTCTTAGGGACCCTACCATGTGAACAATACACACATAACGTGATCCTTTCGTAACAGGACACACTTGATGTTGTGCCCATCCATCCCACGATACAGCAGAACGCTTCTTACGCTCTAAATAACTCCCGTGCTTCTTACCATCCAATACGATAGTCTCTCCTCCTTCGTAATCATCATTAAGTAGGATAGCCGCTGTCGCAACAATAGGAGGGTGAACTCCTGTCGGTCCTAAATCCGCATCACAATGCATACCAAACATTCCCCCAGGAGCGTCATATCTCATCACCCAAAAACCATGATTCCCCGTAATTGTGTGGCAAACATTATTATTAAAATGTTTGTTCGCTTCGCGCAAAAAAGTTTGTCCTAAATCCATAAGGTTAGGAAGCAGAGAAACTACTCTAGGATCCTTAGATGCTTCATCCCAATATGCGTCTTCAGAAAAGGGATTAGAGATCTGAAGTTCTATGCAATTAGGATTATCATCCCAGATAGTCTCTTTTCCTTTCTCATCAACTAAATCCATCAATGTTTGTGCCATCTCTTTCGACATAACATCTTGATACATCAAATAAGTAGGGGCCAAATTGTGGACTGAGGGTGCGGCAAGCATTACTTGAAAGTCCCCGTATAGTGCATAACTAAGGCGTAGCGTGAGCCTTCGATAACTGGTGATACTCTATGCTGTGTGAAGCCATCCCACATTACTAAGGATAGTTTTTCTCGATTTAAAATCCCTACATTAGAAAGGCAGGTCTCGCCTCCTGTGAAATCATCATTTAACATGATACATGCTGTCGCAACAATGGGAGGTCGTATACCGTTTGGTCCTGAGTCCCAATCACAGTGCCAATCAAAACCTCCTCCCTGCGTATACTTTAAAATCCAAAAACCATGATACCCAGTAATTGTTTCACAAGCTGTATTTGTAAACTCCCGATTCATGTGACGCATACATGATTCAGCTAATGAAAAAAGTTCAGGAAGAACGGAGACAATCTCCTCATCATTCTTGCGCTGAACTTTAGAAAATGGGTTCGCTATTTGATATTCTAAGCAGTCTGGGTTGTAAAACCATCCAGATTTTGTCCCGCGCTCGTCTACTAAAGAGCATAACGCAGATGCCGCTTCGGGAGAAATAGCGTCCGTAGCTGTAATGTAGTTAGGATTAGGGTTATGATTTACTAGGTTTTCCATGATTGGTAAATCGTTCAAAACGATCCTCACTTATATCATAGTCCCTGGATGCTATTCTTCGTCCTAAATTACGCTTCTTTTTTTGTCGAGAAGCCTTCGCCTTATGCTTTCGTTTCCCTGGCCCATCTTTTTTGTTAAATCTATAAGTTCTTCCCATTTTTAAAATATATAAGAATCTTCATCATCGTCATCTTCATCATCGAAACTCGCTAAGAAAGAATACTCATCTAAAGACTTAGCTACTTTCCCTTGAACTGGGAAGGTAATCGCTACCCCTCCAGCCTTAGCATCCCAGTACATCATCGCACAATCAGGATCCTCTTCCATCATTTCATAGATTAGATTGTATAATTTGCAGTTTTTATAGTACCGCATAAAGTCCGAATCTCCCGCTTTAAACTTCTCAGCCCCATAAGGGCGATTAAGGAAGAACTGCATTTGAGCAACGGTTATGAATAAGCCTTCACTATCACTAGCCAAAGGCTCTCTAAATTCAGGATTTTTCATGGATATACGAATAGGGAGGGAAATACGTATTTCCCTCCCCACCCTATCTCCTTCGGCTAGTTGAGGGAAACGTTCTCTCCACTATATGTACTCGCCAAATCCCAAAGTTGTGAGTTGAATTTCACATCTTTTTGAATAGAAGTAAGAGGGCGCACTCTGCGACGGGTAGAACCGTTAAGGAAACCACCTCGAATGAGGTTCTCTTGAGCGACATTAAAAGTCCTCCAGAGATCAGTCCCACGGTCTTCTTCTCTGCGAACAGTAGCCATGTCTCGGATCAGACCCTCATCAGGGTTCTCGAAACGAATCTTAGCAGCATCCGTAAAGAAGTCCAGACGAGAACGCTCACTAAGCTCAGTATTCTGCCAAGTGTCGATCTTATCAGCCACTTTGGTAGCGTTCATAATGAGAGCCCTAGAAGCCTCTACAACCTGCTTAGGCTCAAAGCCGATGTGTCGGATGTGGATCTTCCCAAAGTCGCTCTCAGAGATCACCATGCCATTAGAGCAGACCATACGGAAGATACCTCCCATAAGATCGTAGGCACCAGTCCCGTTGTGTGCATTCATAAGAAGCATCTCAGGAAAGGAATCACCAACACCAAAAGAATCCATATCAAGGTCTTCATGGCGAAGGCGAATAATGTGCTTAGCATGACCTGTACTCCACAGGCGCGGTTTCACTTGCTGGGCCTTCCATGCCGTCCAGCCCTCATCTTGAAGGATCTCAAGAATATCCGTAGTGGGAAGGAAAGAGTATCGGCTAGATACCTGTCCTTTTTCGGGTTCGGTTGCAAAAGCAGCAGGGGCATAAGTACGCAGTAGTTCTTCGTTTTTAATCATTCTAGTATTCTCCATAAGTAAGGGTAAATGCTTCTTCTCTAGTCATCCCAAGTTCTTTCTGCCTTTTGGTCATGCGGAATCGCTTACCAGTCTTAGCAGTATAGTCCTCAATAGATTCATAGAGAGCAGGGGTTGTTGGTGTTAGCTCCTCTTTAGGAGCGTAGGTTTTTTCAGACTTGTCTGTCGATCTTCCGAAGGCTTTAGCAAAAGCCTCATCAATAAGATCAGCAAGTTCGTCGAGTGTTGAATCATCAGTCATAGGTATTCTCCTCTTGTGCGCCTATTATAGCAGATCCGTTAGAGAATGCAAGATTAAAATCCTAAAAATTTTCTAATTGGGTCGAATCCCGCTTCCGTAGTGTCTTGAAGTAGTCCTAGAAAGTCTTTCGATTGAAACTTCTTTTCCGTTCCATCCACCGAATACCATGCACCACTTCTCTGAATAATATCATCAGCTTCTAGCTGTTTCAGGACTCCCGCAAAAGGCTTAAGGCCCTCGTTATACATCAACTCAAATTCGCATTCCCTAAAGGGAACAGAGACTTTGTTCTTTGTGTTTCGTACTGTACCCTTAATCCCAATCACACTTTTATGCTCATCACGAAGGAGGTCGCTAGTTTTATTTGAAATACACTTTAGATTTACGCCAAGGTAATACTCTAATGATTTTCCTCCTGCTGCCATAGTCTCTGGACTCCCGTACATGACGCCCACTTTATTCCTAATTTGGTTGATGATTACAAGAGCAACTTTATACTTACGCATCAGAGGGTTGATCTTTCTCAAACAAGCTCCCGTAGACTTAGCTCGAATAGCTCCCTGCATATTGTTTCCTTCGTAGTTCTCTGCCTCGTACTCTGCTTTAGAGGGGGAGACTGCAATACTGTCGTATGCTACAACAATCGGAGTATCTGCGTCGCTCTCTCTAATGGCTAGGATAGTGTCCTCTATAACTTGAAAACAGTCTTCCAAAGTTTCAGGAGCAGCATAGATTAGCTTCTTGGGATCTAATCCTAAATGCTGTGCGAATTGAGCGTTGTAAGCATTCTCTGAATCCACAAGCATTGAATAGTAACCTTGAGCTTGAGCCTCTTTAAGAACATGAGTGGCAAATACAGTCTTTGCAGTAGAAGCCTCCCCATGAAATTGAGTAATCATCCCAACAGGAATGCCTTTGGAGTAATCACCTGAGATTACCTTGTTGAGAGAGTAGCTTCCAGTAGAAACAAACCCCAAGTCAGGGATCTGTTCAGAGAGTAATCCAGCGTTCTTTAATCGTTTTAATACAGCTTGTTCCATACCTTATTATAGACAATTTGACTTTTTGGAGGTATTATTTCTATATAATGATTTTTTTTTATTTCTTGGTAATATTTTAGGGGTTATTCTTTTTTAGTTTTACTATATAATATAAACGGAGAATAAATTATGCCCGCAGTAAGCCCATCACCAGTTACGCCAGTAGATCCCACAGGAAATGTCCCTGGACTATCCTTATCAGGAGGAGGGAGTACATGGGCTGCTTCTGGAGTTTCGGGGTGCCCCTCCTTTCCCAGCGGACAAGGTTATCAATGCTCTGGTCCATGGATGATAGAAACACAAGATCTGGGAATACAATATGTAAGAGTTCCAGTCTATGGCCCCTCAGCAACTACATTTAGCTTGACTGAGCCAACTTGTGAGTACAGAGTTGGACGCACCGTACTGCAATCTTTAGTAACGGCACATTACCAAATAGAAAAATCATATGATAATTATTCCACTTCAGCATTTACGCAACCACAAACCTTTGAATGGTATCCTGCTAGTGCTGATTCTTATGGCAATACTTACGGGGCTGTAGGGGTTTCTGCTCTCGGTCCCCAAGGTAATGTTCAGACAAAACAAAAATGGTATCACAGGAGACTATGGCAGGCAACAGATACTGAGACACTTAAGCAGATGCATGGACTAAGGCATTTTGAAGTACAGTACCGTTACCAAGGAACAGCGACCACACCTAGGTATCGAGGGGGTATAAATAACTTTGGGGAATTTAAGAATATGCTGGGGTCCACTAACGCAAACACATTTTTAGATCACGCTGAGTTTTTCAACTTCGGAGATCAGGATTATACCCTATTTTACCAATATATTACCAGTCAAGAAAACCCCACTAATATAGCCAATTATATTGACGGTTTAGGGCACGCTGTTACAAATATAGAGTACTGGGTGCCTGATTTTGATGAACAAGGTAGCGTCCCAAGCAAAGATGAAGGCTTTGCAGAATATAGTGTTAACAGACACTCTTGGACCTAAGTTCTTTACCACTATAAACGACCTCTTTTATACCATATTTATGAATGAGGCCCATGCAACAAGGGCAAGGTTTCGCTAAGTTATTATTGTGACGATAGATATAAATAGTGGTCCCCACTAAGTCTATCCCTTGACGAACTGCTTTGTATATGGCATAGCTCTCAGCATGGAGGGTCGAGTAATCTCCCGATCCAAATATAGGATGAGTCTTGCGGCTATTATGAGCCTTAGCTAAGATTCTTTTACCTTTGGCAATGGCAGCACCTATTTGAAACCTATGTTTTGACTTTTTGGACTCATTAATAGCTGCCCTCATCGGCGGGAACGGGTCATCTAAATCCAACATTACCTGTTGTCTCCTGATCCACTAAGCATATTGCGCTCTTTACGGTCTGCCAGCTTCTTTAAGTTGTCCTCCGCAATAGTGGATAAAGAAATATTAATTTCAGTTGCAAGAGTGGAGAGATACCATAGAACATCTCCAAGCTCTTTACTTATTTCTTCTGCATCCTCTTCTGTGCAATAACCCTTCTGGTCACGCATGATCTTCTTAATCTTCTCACAAACCTCTCCTGCCTCTCCAGCGAGTCCAAGTGCAGGGTAGTATAAGTTATCCCCTTTAGCAGGATAGATTGCAGTAGCCTCGGCTGCGTCCTGATACACATCAAAATGATTTAATTTGTCGTTCACTGCCACTTATCAGGGTAGTATGCCCCTTCTCCTGTAATCTTAAACTTAGGTAAGCTCCCAGGGTAGTGAACCTGCTTTAAGGTTCCCTCTCCCACAAAATCAGGGTTACATTTCTTACAATACTTAGGAGGTTCTTCATCACGCTCAGTCATCGACTGAAAAATCTCCCAAACAGTTCCGCACTCAGTACATTCCCAATTATATACAGGCATTATTCTTTCTCCTTTTTTTCTCTAATCTCTTTTTGCACTTTTCGAGGATACCCATGCACTCTCTTAAATAAGGCAAAATTATTTTCCAACCTATGTCTCTGGGCTTTATCAAATATTTTTACCGTCTTACTCCTAAGCACTGATTTGAGTAGTTTATAGGCTTCTTTATATTTACCTTCTTCATAGTAACATAAGGATAATACATCCTGAATCTTCCACTCCGTTACTTCTTTATCTACTAAACTAAGCTCTCCTTTAGGAAAAGGCAATTTAGAAGCGTACTCCAAAAGAACCTTACTTATCATATACTCATTCTTGTGGAAATACATCTCGGCTAGGTAATAATATGCTTCAGACCGATAAGGAATAATAGTAGTAGCTTTGGAATACTCACGAACTGCTCCATCCATCCTTCCACTATAATGCATACACGCTGCTTTAGAGAGATAGGCCAAATACTTCTCCTCATCCCAACTAGTTAGTTCAATGCATTTGGTATAAGCATCAATCGCTGGGCCATAGTCTGTTCGAGATTGGTGCGTCATTCCTAGATTATAGTAATTTCTACCAGAGGGCTGTTCTTCTAGCATCTTTTCTAGTTCTCGAACATCTGCTTCTAGACGGTTATCCTCTTTTCCTCTTGATCCTCCTCCCTCTGTGTAAATACAAAAAGAATCAAAAAACTCTTCGGAGGTAGCCTGCTCACAATAAGGATACTCGTGCAGTCCTTCTGCCCACTTCCAATCTAGAGACCCTCTAAAGAGTTGGGCTCTCTTATATACCCACGGATTTAAGTGGGTATACACTCTCACTAGATCCTCTTTAAACTTAGGGAGCTTCTTAATCTTCTCTTTAAGACTAGGTACGTCTTTCTTGAGCGGAACAAGAACTTCATCAGCATCTATCGTGAGATGGTAATCGGCTTTATTTTTGGCCCTCTCAGAGACTAATTGACGATTGTGAGCAAAGTTAACCCACTCATCTTCGTACAATTCTCCCTCAATTCCCTTCTCTTTAAAATACGTTTTAATAAAGTCCTGAGTTCCATCGTCAGAGCCCGTATCCGCAATTACCCAATAATCAATTAAATGGGCTACGCTATCAAAAGCGTTTTTAAGAACATCAATTTCGTTCTTAACAATCATAGTTAAACAAATAGTCTGCTTCATATTATAAATTCGTGTATTGATTTAAAGAGGGTCCAAGTATTTCAAAAGCTTTAAGAAGTTCCTCAATTCCCCTCTCTAAAGTGTATCGAGGTCTCCATCCTTGTTTCTCGAATCGCGCATTCGATACAACATAGTCTCTCTTGTCAGGGTCTTCGGCAATCTCGTCGCATTGAATGGAGAATCCTGGCACCTGCTCCCTAATCTTTTCCGCTAACTCTAACTTAGTAAGGTTGGCCGACGAAAGCCCCACATTATAAACCCCCCACATCTTACGGTTCGGGTTTCTGTAATAATACATAGCTCTCATAAAGGCTAACGCAACGTCTTGTACATGAATATAATTCCTTACAAAATTATGTTCAAACAAAACAATATACCCTTGCTTATAGGCTTTGTATGTAAAATCATTAACTAAAAGGTCTAAGCGTTGTCGAGGGGATACGCCGAACACCGTTGCCAGCCTAAAAACGATCCCACCATGGTCTAAAACAACTCTCTCCGCATCACACTTTGTTCTACCGTAGTGACTAATAGGAGTGAGAGGCATATCCTCCGTACAAGGTACCCCTGCCTCTCCTATTCCGTAGCCGCTATTAGTATTTGGATAAATGATTTTAGCGAGAGGCTTTGCATTCTCACAAATAAATTTAACGTGTTCATAGTTTACAGCAGTGGCTAACTCTTTATCCCTTTCACACGCAGGAGCCCCAACAATTGCTGCGAGAGGGATAATAACATCTGCTTCTTCTACATACTTTCTCAGCTTTTCTTGGTCACGCACATCCCCTCTTACAAACTCAAATTCAGGTCTATAACAATACTGAGTGAGGGGCGTTTGTTGATACATTAGGTTGTCGTAAACGGTTATTTTCTTAAACCCTTGGATAGTAGATCCACAATCCTTATACCAGCGACCCTTCGTATCCTTTTTGGAAACGCTCTTCTGGGTCCACATTTTTGCTGACTCCATTAATTTCTGAACTAAGACTGTCCCGATGTACCCAGCACCTCCCGTAATTAAAATCTTAGGAAAGGGACAATCATTCCAATTGTCCTCCCGAAGATCCCTATACCCTGGCTTCGTGTCTGAATCCTGTGATATACTCACCAGCTAACCTCCCAGTCCTTAAAGTCTGCTGCTAGACAGTCGATCTTGTAATCCTTCCTACCCCCAAACTTCTCCTGCACCTTATTCTTAGCTGTGTTTCTAATTCCATTAATGCCGTGCGTAAGCTCTAGGTTGTTTCCATCTTTTATTCCGTTCCTGTAATTAGATTCATTGTGCCAAATGTGTAAATTCATTTGAGCAAGAACCACTATAGCTCTAACCAATTCTCCATCAAGACCACAGGAGGATATATCATGCATAATATCTTTAATCTCTTCAGCATATTCCTCTTTGTGTTCAGGAATGAATACCTCTTTTAGCTGTGCAATAGACAGCCTATCAATCAATTCCGACAGCGTTGGTAAATATTTTCTTTCCATATTGTTGATCCTCCCATTCAATTAATTCTTTGAGTCCTTCCTCTAATGGAGTGTATTTAAAATCAGGAACATAGGTTTTAAGTTTAGTCGTATCGAGACACTTAGACTTAACACCGACGAACTTGTTAGTATTATAGACTATTTGAGTAGCATCGTAGTTTAAGATGTTAGATATTCCTTTAGCATAAACCGAAATAGGTAACTCCTCCCCTCTTCCTATATTTATAACTTCATTCTTCCTATAAAGAACCTTCATCAGCAGTTCTACGAAATCGTTAACGTGGATCAATTCGCGCTTCTGTTCGCCATTACCCCACAACTCTACCTCCTCACCTTCGTACTTTCCTTTATAGATCTTTCTGACGAGATCAAAAATGAAATGATTGTCGCTCCTATCGTACCCTGGTCCGTAAAGTGTAGAAGGCACAACATACAGCCAGTCAGCGTGATACTGCTTATGCAAGGCTTTCAGGCCCGTCAAAAGCATTCTCTTAGTGTGGGCATAATAATACAGGTTAGCTTCGGGCGAGCCCTCTTCGTACTGATCCTCGCGCAAAGGCAAATCAGGATCATAACTACAACTGGTTCCAATAGCTACCAACTTAGCGAAGGGATGCCTCTCTGCCCAGAACTTTAAAATGTTAGTATTAATTAGCTGGTTGGTAATCCATTGGGTTCCCGAATTATACACACACCAATCCCCCGCCTTAGTATTAGCAGCAAGGTGAAAAATCATATCAAACTTAACATCAGTATCATGGTCAAATACTTCTAAGTTCTTGTAGTTTAATAAGTTAGCGTTTTTCGTATTACACTCAAAAACCTTCATATCTAAAGAGCGCAACTTCTTTACTAAGACTCTTCCTAGAAATCCTGTGGCTCCTGTAACTAAAACATTCATGCACTTACCTCATGCACTTCAGGAAAAGGAATAATAAACTTAACTCCCTTATCTAATAAATCTTTATTTCTTTCCAAAATCTCTTCCTCAAAATTATGGGAAAGGAGCAAATAATAATCAGGATACTCCGATGAATCTTCACGGTGGATAGGAATGTTAGAGACAGGCAGTAACTTACCTATTTTTAACTCATTGATCTCCACGGCGCGGTCTACTAAAGTGGAGTCGATTCCTTCATAACATAAAAGCGTATTCCCCTTGGCAGGAGCCCCGTAAGCCCACACGGTTTTTCCCTTCTCCTTTAGCTTTTCCAGACGCTCTTTCAGTTGTCCACGTTTTTTTCTCATCTTATCACCAAAACGAAGAAAGCTACTTAAATTAAATTCACTGTCCATCTCCAAAGTCTCCATCATTCGAGGAGTGGAGGGGTACTTTTTACCATGACACACCTTAACAATCAAAGAGCCACTGTGGATGGGGGAGTGATAAGCATCAAACACATTCAAACCATAGGGTTGCAAAAGAGACATTAAGCTCTTAAGGGTGTAGTAGCAGAGATGCTCATGATAGATCATATCAAAGCTTTCATTTTTGACCAACTCACCCGCATACATACATTGTACAGTAAACACACCATCATCTGCGAGGAGATACTTCACACCTTTAATCACACTATGCAACTCCTCTAAATGAAAGAAAACCCCCGCAGCATTAATAATTTTGGCTGCGCCTTCCGCAAAAGACTTCTTAACGGTCTCCTCATTAAAGAATCGGTTAATAGTGAAAATACCTCTTTGGGATGAGATCTCAGCAATATTCTTTGCAGACTCTACATTGGCTACATTGGTGATGCCAAGCTTTATGTACTGGAACAACTGGGTGCCGTCATTTCCCCCAATGTCTACTACCAAATCCTTGGAATCTACGCTGAACTGCTCTACGTTCTCTTTTGCAATTTCGTAGAAATGGTCTGTGAGAGTTTGAGTCATACCTGACAAATACCCGTGTTTTGTAAACATAACCTCTTTAGGGACCGTATAATCTAATTGAAGTAGATCGCAGTCTCTGCAAGAAACTAAATGCAGAGGATATACCTTTGTTTCATCACTGCTGTACCTAGCAGTAATTAGATCGTTACACCAAGGTTGATCGCCTAAGTCTAAGATAGAGATTAAGCTATCAGATCCGCACGATCTGCATTCTTTGGTTTCCATAATTTTCCTTTTTTGATGACATCGAACATTCTATCAGTAGTATAGTTCAACGCTTTATTATAGGCGTTTTCAATCATTTTCTCGTAGTCTTCCCAGTTATTTAGAATGTGCTGTAGTTTCTCCTCTAACTCTTCATTAGAATCAAAGTAAACAAAATCAACGTCAGGAGTGTAATAGTCCTCTGAGATTCCCCACGGATCTCTATAGACTAAATTAAGCGTCCTTGCCATAGCAGCTTCATGCATTCTGGATTTGAATTGAGGCAGGATAGCCTGATCGAGACGAGAAAATGCTTCGTTCTTTTCCCACTCTGGATAGCTCTTTATATTTTTTATGTGAAACTCGTATAAGGGTACGATATGATAACAAACAGAAACCTTACATTTCCCAACTTGAACGATCTTCTCTCTATGGGAGAGATTAATGTGAGTAGCCATAGGAAGATAAGCTTGAGTTAGTGGGCCAATGCCGTGATCCATAGTCATGTAGCAATACTTAAAAAGACGCATAACCGCCATACACTCTTGATGCATAACAGAATGAATCCCCCCAAAGTAACATACATCATATTCCTTCTCTGTTGCGAAAGGTATATCTTTTTTATTGAAGGGGTAAAAGATATACTTGTACTTTGGAGAATCAACTTTATTTAACCAATCCACTGTATATGGACAGATTGAATAAACTTCAGTTGAGGATGCGCTATGCTCTAATGGAGTTAATCCGTGATGATCTTTAACTTGAGCAAATTCAGTAGGTGCCCACTGATTTATCATCACTTGTCTATTTCCTGATCTGTACGCTAGAACGGTTGCATCATAACCGTAATACAAGTTATCAAAAGACTCCTCATCATGATGCTTTTCTAAACCAAAAGAGTGGGCATTAGTGTCGGGCACCTCTGCTCTTAGATCCGTACAAACAAACATTACACTCTCCTAGCGAAAACTTCCCAGGTGTCTCCCGCTCTACCGATTGTAAAAGGATTCTCAATAACCTCAAACCCAAACTTGACCACATAATCCTGCCAGTACTCCTCCGTCTGTGCATTACAATGTATATGGTTCTGATCGTCCTCATACTCCCATTCAGCAGCAGTAAATATGAGGTGTGCTCCTGGCTGCGTATGATCTCTAATGTTCTCCATCATAGTATCACAAGTTTCTGGGGGGATGTGCTCGAAATGTTCTAGAGATATAACCACATCAAAGAACTTTCTCTTGCCGTCCTCGTCTGTAATATCTAATTTCTTATCAGATCTAGCTAGGAAATGATTCTCTCCAACATAAGGACTCTTCTCTTTCACCACTTGATTTGCGTCCACAGTAGCCACAACCATGTCGGGTTTGTAACGCTTAAAAATCCTAGACATTAAACCACTACCGCAACCTAACTCTAACAATGAGTCTGGGTTGTAAACATCTAAAGTTTGTCTAGCGACATAAGCAAACATGGATTTAAACCAGTTCATAGTCTGGTCGAAATCCATCGTCTTAGGTCTAGAAGCTTCAACCTTGTCTACCCCACCCCACCATAATGCGTCATGGTGCTGGTATCCCATAGCCTTTTTATTGTCTTCGTCAACTCCAAAATCAGTACCCTCTACCACAGAGAACCCCGTGATATTATCTTTATTATTTTGTATCAGTTTCATTATGTCCACTCTCTACTGTCTTTATCAATTCCGTACTCTTCAAAAATAGGAAGAAGTTCTTTTTTGTACTCCGAACACCACTTACCCTTAACTAAGGCAGAGGCAGTATACGGGAATACATTTGAATCATAGTGATGTTCTCCACGCTTGGATTCACCGTCATAATGATACATTCCCTGAATTCCCAAATCATAACAGGTTTTATGGGCAGCAACTTCAAACTGTTGGGACATATCCTCCCCTCCTATGTGCAAATCAGGCCCATGAACGTGAACTGCTTTTAGATGATTTGTTTTCCAAAGAGTCGCAGTTTGTGAATAAAAATAGGGGTTCCTAACATCCAAATAATTGAGCGTCTTTGTCACTGGATAGTTAAAGTGATCTATGCCCTTTCCTAATCTAATAAAAGAGAGTTGGGGGTTGTCTCGTAGAACTTGAATGTACTCAGACAATTTTTTCTTATCTGGGTTGTCATATAAAAGATAATCCTCATTCATGTACAAACAAAACTCATGATTAACATGAACTAGACCCTGTAGAAACTGTGTTCTAAAGTTGAAAGTTGCGTCATATAGCAGAGACTCCACCCCCGAAGTATCAAAGGGAGGATGTTGATCTGTAAAAAAGTACAAAGGTTCATCCATGTACTTCTGTATCTGTCCAATGTACGCTTCCCATAAATCACTATTTTTAGAGTGAGTGTTTGTTATGATAGCAAGTTCCTTAATCATGGTCTTCCTAAGAAATAACGAGGTACAAAATTAGCGTCTGCATCTTTTACCAGTCTTTCATAAATTATATCAAAGATAGCCGTATTCGTCTCAATGATATCAGGGCATACGTCTTCGAACTCTACTTCAAAGAAATTACCTAGGGACAGTCGGTAAGAAAGGTCACGACCTGTATAGCATTGTCTTTTATTCATGGCTTTGGCTTTGTTAGTTGCCAGGGGTCGTCCTATAATCGCTCTTGAACCACAATGCTGGTGGTAAATCATATCACCATATACACCAAACATGACACTGTTAGCTTCGAAGCTATTTGTTCTTTGAATATACATTAATGCAAGGTCTGCAGCTTTAATACGGTCTAGCATTCCGAAGCCAGGGTTCTGGTGTTTGGGTAAGAATAGGCCCCACTCTAAATTATTATCTTCCCAAACCTTTTTAGTGGTTGCGAAAAAACATAGGTCAGGGTATGGATCGTAATCGTCAGTTGCCGCTATTCCTTTATTCTCTGGCTGAGCTATCCCTAATACATCGCAAGGACCGTCCTCTGATCCACTCTCAAAAAGATTTTGAATCTTCTGTGTCCATTTGTCCGTGACTGGAAATGCATCACTATCCATAAAAATAAGCACATCGTCATCCTTCATCTCATCCCTTAAATAATTAGAGTACATAAACTCTGTCTGAGCATAATGCTCATTAATACCATCTGAAGGGTAGTCTTTATCTAAATCCATGTGCTGCCAGTTGTCAGGCAAATCAAAGTCTTCAGGGATTTCGTTTCTATATGTGCCGATCCATACTTTATAATCGCCCGTAGTGTACTTAGTGATATATCTTTTCTGAATATCAAACCAAGCCTGTGTTCCAAAATGTAGTGTTACTATGTGAATCATAATACTTTGCAGTCCTTAAATACTGTGTTAGTGGTTAGATCTCGGTAGCCATTATTCTCTCCGAGATCTTCTACATGCTCTGGGTAATTCTGCATGAGAGCTAACCCATGAGACGCCTGTTGCGGGGTCATATACATATTCCACCCTAACATATCAATATCATCCTCATGATAGTTCTTCTCGCTCCTACCCTCGTATCGTGCTTTTCTAAACCACTCAGCAGCATACTTATTGTCCGTAAGAATGATGCCACCTTTGCCTAGTGGAAGAAGTTTTTTAATGTGAAACGAGAGGCACATATAAGAGCCTGGAACATACATATCGGAGGTAAACCGTTTAGCAGCATCAAATATAGGGTAGGGTTTAAGCTTGTACATACCTGACCAATCTCTATCCTCAAAGACTACCTCCGCTCCAGAGTGGATGATAGACATTGGTACAGACAAGTAAGTGTGCTTTGGAATAATAACTTGTGTTACATTCAAATACTTACAGCACAGAAAGATAGCATTTGTACAACTATCTACAGAGACAGCGTAAGGAGCCCCTGTGTATTCAGCTACCTCTTCCTCAAACATCTTTACGATTTTGTACGGATTATGGACGATTCTCTTCATATAATCTTATAGTCTATGCCACACTTATCGAACACTCTCTGGCTCCCAATATTGTCCTTAAGAATCCGTCCTGTGGCTTCAGGGTATAGTTTTTTAATTTTCGAGAGCATAAATGACCCCACTCCCGTACCCTGAAAATCGGGGTCTGTGCAGAACCGTATATCACTATTTATGACCCCCACATACCCCACAGGGCTACCATATAATAGACAGATATAATAATTATACCTATGCCTTTCCATATATTTGATTTGCTGCTCAGGTGTAATGGTTGCCTCCTCTAAGAATCCACTCTTAGTTTCAGGATGCAGTCGCAGTTCCCTAACAAACTCGTAGTAGTCGGGCGTTATTAAAACTAAATCCATGTGTCAACTTGGGTTCCATACTTGTTAGGCATTTTTAATATCCAATGCTGTAAGTATGCTCGGCTGTGTTTCCATCCTTCCAAGCCCATCCACGGATTTAAACAACTACCTATATCTAAATAAGTATTATTACTATGCTCTTTAAAACATTCATGAATAATGTAATTACTCAAGGTAGAAGCGGAGAATAGGAATATCGTATCATCAATATGGTTTGAGGCAATCCAGTTCTTAATCTCTTCAACTAAATGGTAATCATTAATGATACAATTGCTTCCAACATTGAAACGCTTAATAACTTTTAGAGGTAACTCATCCAAGTTAACAGCTTCATTAGCTATAACAACTATTTCCTTTTCACAAATTACAGGAAGCATCTCCTGCATGAATCGGGGGTAATTATTGTTAATAAACAGGTTAGAAAAAGTAAGGTGGTCTTCGTCTCCTTCCCCACATAGATCTAACTGAAACTGAAAAGCATCCTTCCCTGCAATATCCTCATCAGCTACACCAGTTAACCCTTTAAAGTAGTTGTGCTGCCTATGCTGTAAAGCTTCTATAAGTTTTTCCTGGAAGAACGAGTCCTTCTCGGGGTCGAAGCTTTTATGCTCCTCTTTAGTATAAACCCCTCCTCCTGACCTTTCCCCTGTAATGTAATGGTCGGGAGCTAGAACTAACTTCTCTCCTTTAAGGATGTAAACCTCTCCATCTGAAAATCGGCTAAAAGCAAAGGGCTCATTATCCTTCAGCTTCTGAAATAGCTTATCAAACTCACTTGAGAACGTCTTGGCAGATTTGTTCTGCGATTTTTCTTGCTGCATTTCCATCTCCAAAAGGGCAGGTTTGTGTTATCACTCGATTATGATTTAATTTAAAATTATCAACAAGGATGTGAGGGTGTCTACAGAGAACTCCTGATTGAGAGGGCCTCTCAGTAGCCATTCGACAAACAAAACATAGCTTTTTGAACCAACTACATTCTTCCTGAATTCCTCCGCTATCAGTGATTACAAGCTTACACTTTGCAATACGTCTGACCATTTCTAAATGCTCTAAAGGTTTAATAACACGCACCTTTTTAAAAATGTCCCTCGCGTGATGCTGGACTAGGGGATTAGGGTGAGCAGGGCATACAAACTTGTACTGAGGATACTTCTCTGCTAACTCCTCAATAGAAGAAAACCAAGAATCTAAACTGTCTAAGTTTTCTCTCCTATGCATCGTAACCAAAATCTCTTGACTACTTCCACTTTTAATTCCCTTCAAATTATCAATTGCTGTATTTCCAGTAACTACAATTTTATCTTTTTCAAACCCCTCTACTATCAAATTTATTTTATCCTTTTTAGTAGGACAAAAATGAGTAGAAGCTATAGCTGATAAAATTCGCCTATTTGCCTCTTCAGGATAGGGGTTCTGTTTATCTCCCGTCCGCAATCCAGCTTCTATATGGTACACTGGGATTTCCCTATGAAAAGCTCCTAAGCCTACTGCCATAGCACTTGTTGTATCTCCTTGAACTACCACATGCGAAATTCCTTTATATAAATGGTTCCCATGAGCAAGCACGGAGGTCACAATCGAATCTAGTCTATTTTCTCTCTTAAAAACTTGTAACCGATCATCATAATCGTCGTTTAATAAACTAGTGTGTTGTCCAATCTGAACTATCTTAACGGGTAAATTTTCTTTTTTTAGCTCTTTTATAAGAGGTAAAAGCTTAATATATTCGGGCC